GAAAAGGACTTTGTATGATTTCTAAAGAAACACACAATAAATTGCTTGCTCTCGGTTTACATAAGGAAGCGAACAATAACTATTACTATAAAAACCATTCTGAATCGTTTATCTTTACTTTTGAAGATTTGTATTGTTGTATCTACGATTTTACCATTAAAAACAATATGGGTGAGCTAAAAATTTTTCATAAAAGTAATGTAAGTATAAGGGATGAAAACAAATTAGTGGACTTGATGAAAGATGTTATCAAAAGATATAAAGAAATTTCTATTGAACTCAAAAAGCGAGAACTTGAAAATGACTTTTGATACTTTTGCTAGATTGCTTAGACAAAGATTGACCAAACTCGGTTATAAAATTATGGTATGTGAGTTTTCCGACCTGTTCTATATTGAAAATTATTATGGTGCTATAAATCTTTTCAAGATTGACTATAATGGTAGTTATTTTCAATATGCTGCAAGTCCAAAAGACAATTTCTGGACTCCAATCTATAATTATACTTTTCCTAACCTTAAAGAACTTTATGTACTTGCTAAAAAATACTCCATTGATGCCAAGGAAAAAAAGATTAAGGACAAACTAAATGAACTTGAAAAGGATTTTCAATGATTAACTACGAAACATTCTGTATCAGACTTGAATCTGAATTGATGAAATATAATTTTATCAAAGAAGATTATGTTTTCACTACTAACTTTATGCGTGGTGATTTTGTATTTGTTTCCATTGAACACAGATTTGATAAAAAGGATATTTGGTATCGTAATACTTTGCGTGGTTATCTGAATCGTGTAATGTTTGATGAAAACCTTGAAACCACACAAAATGAATGGAACAAAGTAAATGATGCCATAACAAAGTTTATTGCTGATTATAAAAAATATCAAGTAAAAACGAAAATAGATGAACTTGAAAAGGACTTCAAATGAACTTTAAATTGTTTGCCGATGAACTTAGAAATAGATTGCTTCTTTTAGGTCTTAGAGAAACTGATGCCAGACCCTTTGAAATTGATTTCTATTATAAAAATATTTGTCTAATTACAATCCATTATGATTATGAATATATCACAAGTTCAGTATTTGATAAAATAGATTATTTCCAAGGTGATGTTTTCAAAGAATACTACGATGATATGACGCATGTTGATAGCATTATAAATGTTGTTTCTAAGTATATTAAAGAAAGAAAACAAGCTGCTATTAAGGATAAACTTAAAGAACTTGAAAATGACTTTGAACCTTCTATGTGGTCTAAATTTGTGAACTTCGTTCACAAGTTGCTTCGCAACTTATGGTCTTTATTGAATAAGCAAGATACTTGGTATCTTATTGCTCTGTTTCCCTTGTTTGGGGCTTTGATTTATACTGGTTATTACATCTTTAATATGTGTTTTGCTTTCTTTTCTAGTTTGTAATTCTCAACCAATACTCAACCAGTAACTGTTGTGGTGATATGGTTTCCAAGAAGGACTTAGCCTATAAGACTAAGTTGTTTGATGTGGTTGACTGTATATCCATATCAGACATTAGGTGACTTACAAATTAACTTATGGAACGGTCTTCCTGTATTCCAGCTACATTTAATTTTGCACAAGGCGGCTATATGTTTAGATTGCTAGTCTAAACTTCGTTGGTGATTTCATCATAAGGGTAGAACACACCTCATTCTACGATGGCTTTGGACATGCCGATACTCACATTGGATTGCTGTTCGTTCCTGTAACCAAAGACTTTATATGTTGGCTCAAATATAGCTTATATATGATTTTTATACTTAATTTTTTCTAAATTTTTCACAGTTTAAAGTTCAAAACTGAATATATTTTGTTTTAGACCTTTTTGAAAAAGCTATATTTGATTCTATGAAGATAGAATTAGTGGTTACTTATAATAAACAAACATATAAGTATAATTGCCCAACAATCCAAGAAGCCTATAAGATTGCAGAGTCTTATATTGGTAAGCCCGACTATGGTGATTTCAATTGTGAAATGAATATCACCGACATGACCGAAGATGATATGAATGTTTGGTCACGATTCCAAAAAGAACAAATCATTGAAAAGCGAATAGAAGATTTGGAAAAGGATTTTATATGACCATTGAAAGCTACGATATGATGAAGATAACCTTTGATTACTTTAGCAGTGGTCAATTTCATCCTTGTGTAAAAAATCCATTATTTGTTGTTGTATATGATACTTATTCTGACAATATTCATTCAGGATGGGCTAACCCATTAAATGTGGATATATACGATGATTTATATGTTAAGGTAGATGAAGATGAGGTTTGGCATTTCAACAGAAAAATCTATGAAGAAAAAATAGCTGAATTGACAGTAAAAGTCAAAGAATATAATATAAAGAAAAAGTTACAATCCATTGAGGACGATTTTGAAGAATGAAAGAAGAATTAGAAAAACAAATGGAAGAAGAATTACACCAATTGGATAATGACAAACTCAATAATTTCTATACTTGGCTTCATAGGGCTGGTGTATGCTTTTTGTTAGATGAACCTGACCTTGGTGAACAAAACGATGAAGAATATCGTAAGTTTAAAGAGGAACATAATTTTGATAAGATGAAGAAAGAAACAAAGGTTAAGTATAAACTTAAAGATATGGAAGATGATTTCAAGTAAAGTTCTTTGGTAAACAAAATTTTACAATCTAAATAATGTAAATAATAATTTACTAATTTTGTTGAAAAAGAGGAAATATGACTATCAAAGAATTTCAAGATTTGGAAAAAGCAGTTGAAGACGAACTAAAAATGCCCGATGGTTTAAGGGAAGTTATTGACAAGAATAACTATCTCCCTACATTGATTGGTAAGTATCAAAAGTTGTATGCGAACCAAACATACATTGTCAAGAAATTGGAAATTGATGCTGCAGAAAAGTATGGTGAATTGGTAAAGTATTACAAGTTCCAAGATAGCTTTAGTTGGAGTAATGCCAAAGAAATTGATTCACAAATAAATGCGAATCCACAATATTGTCAGATATTGCGAGAAATAAATCAACAAAAGTATTTCTTGAATTTCATAACGGAAACATTAAGTAATATGAAAAACTTGGCTTTCGTTATCAAGAATTTCATTGATTACAAGAAGATTACCACAAGTAATATCTAATAAAAGTTTTCCACACAACAAAAAATGGCTGTTCCCTCTGCAGCCATTTTTCTTATCTATTTTTTGTTTAAAATTTTGAGGATTAAAATATGTTTGTAGATTTTAAGACAGTAAAGTTCAAAAATATATTGAGTTATGGCAACAACTGGACTACATTGGATTTCCACAAGGGCTTGAATCTTATCAAGGCTCAAAATGGTAGTGGTAAATCAACAATCCTTGATGCTATCAACTTTTGTTTGTTTGGAAAACCATTCCGTGCTATCAAGATGGCACAACTTGTAAACAAGTACAATGATGGCAATATGGTTGTTTCCATAGAATTTATGGTAGGGTCAGACGAATACGAAATTACCCGTGGTTTGAAACCTACTTTGTTTGAACTAAAGAAGAATGGGCATGCGGTAAATAGTTTGTCTTCAAAGAAGTTAAACCAGGAAGAAATTGACAAGCTACTTGGTATTAATGAAAGACTATTCAAGAACATTGTTGGTGTAGCTGTTACAAATAACAAGCCATTCTTGTCAATGAGTATTGGTGATAAAAGAGCCTTGATTGAAAACATCTTCAATATAGATGTTCTTAGTGAAATGGGTAAGGAAGTAAAGAAACGAATCACCGCAGAAAAGAGTGACCAAAGGGTTAAACTTGGTGAAGCAGCTGGCTATCGTGAAAGAATTGATGATAATGTAAGTACCGTTGAAAACATCAAGAAACACATTGAAACCTTTGAAGAAAACCAAAAGAAACAAATTGAAAAGTTACAAAATGACATTATCCAGCTTGACAAGAAAATCAAGAAAAACATTACTAATATCAAGATTGGTAAGGACAAGATAGCTGAAATTAGTGGTAAAGATACTTGTCCTAGTGATGAAGAATTTGCCAAACTTGCTTCTAACATTGGTGTAGCTGAACACGAAAAAGACAGCATTATGAAGAAACTAAAGCAAATTGGTAATAGTAATGAGTGTCCTATTTGTGGAAGTGAACTTTCTAAGGGTCACGCAAAGAAACATATTTCAAAGTTGAAAGAAGATTTGCGAATACTTGAGGAAGAAACCATTCCACACTTAAAGACATTGGAAGAACAGTACAATGCCCAAAAGGAAAAGGTCAAGAATAATAATCTTTTGATTACACAAATTTCTGACAAACTAAAAGAAGAATTGTTCAATAAGACCAACTACGAAAAGACTATCACACAAATCAAGGAACAAATCGTAACTATCAAGAACCAAGTTTGTGATTTGACCTTAGATGAATATGAAGCAAGAATCAAAACATTGAATGAACAGCTAGACCAACTTAATGAAGTCATTAAGGACTTAGACCATAGGCTTGAAATTGATAACAAGCTAATTGATGTTTTGGGTGATGATGGTCTTAGAAGTTATTTCTTCAAGCAACTTTTGCCAATCTTGAATAGCAAGATTAACCATTACTTGAATAAATTTGAAATGGCTGTTACACTTGAATTTGATGCCTATATGAATGAAACAATAAGGACTGGTAAATTCAAGCAAGATTACAACCAGTTTAGTGGTGGTGA